CACCTCAGTGAGGCGGTCAATGAACACCCTGGCCAGGGCAGGGATCCTGGACAAAACTGAACACCTCAAAGAAACTGGGAGTTATGGCAGACGGTCATACTGCTGGAGGCTAAATGAATCCTATAGGAAATCTATGGAGCTGATGGTATTTGCAGACAAGGATGAGGTGGGAGAGCTGCTGGCTGAGCTGGACCTGGAGCTGGCACCCCAGGACACACCAGGAGGCCATGTGAACACGATCAACCCTGCAGAGGCCCAAGACCCTACCCAAGATAGAAAGTCCACAGACGGGGCTAAAACAAACCCACAGGGCAAATTGTTCCATGTTGCACCAATGCCACCGGTGCCATGCAAAGTGTGTGGCAAGCTGCTGACAGATCCCAGGTCAATCATCAAGGGCATGGGTCCGGTATGTTTTGGTAAATGTAGGGAGGGGCTGAGATGAATGATACAACAGATCACATCCTATGGTATGATGGCCCAGGGGAGCAGCTGCTGCCTGAGCCTGATGAGTGCCCAGTCTGTGGATCCACCAACACCTTTGCCACATTCGATAAGAAATTAGTGTGTAGAACATGCTGGCAGGTATCAGATATTCAATAACTTTACATACACCAAAATTTAAAAGTAACATTATGAGGCAGTCAATCAAGGACATGAGAAAAAAAATGAAGTCCAGCCCAGGGGTCAATGTGCACCTGGAGATTCCAAGGGACTTGTATCACAGGATCCAGGCCCTGGCCATTGCAGATGAGTCCAGGAGCAACACCAAGGTATATAAAAGGGAGAAAGTGCTGGAGTGCCTGCTGGCAGGCATTGAAACACTGGAGCTCCTGGCCCGCAAATCATAAACCATAAATCCAAACACATGACCCAAACACAATCACCACAAATTTTCAAAGCTATCCTGGATATTCAGGAGGAGCTGCCTGCCATTCTCAAGAGCAGATCATTTATTCAGAATGGCAAGACCATGTATAATTTCAGGGGCATTGATGATCTGTACAACCAGGTCAATCCCCTGTTCAAAAAGTACAGGGTATTCATGACACCTGAGATCCTGGAGACCGAATCCTCAGAGAAACCAACAGCTGCAGGCAAGGTCCTATTCTATGAGAAAATGACCATCAGGTACAAACTGTATGCTGAGGATGGATCCTTTGTTGAGGCATCCACCAGGGGCATAGGCATGGACTCAGGAGACAAGGCTGGAAACAAGGCCATGAGTGTGGCCCAGAAGTATGCACTTATTCAGATATTCTCAATCCCTACAGTGGAGTCCAAGGATCCGGAGGAGGATAGCCATGAGGTGGTAACACGGAGCAGACAAAAACCAAAACTCACACCAGCACATGAGAAATGGACAGCTGCTGTTGAGTGGCTGAGAAAGCCTGACACAACCATGGCTAAACTTATGTTAAACTGGGATGTGAGTCCAGAGGATCAGGAGAAACTAAAAGAGGAGGCACTATCATGATCAGAAAAATTCATGACATAGAACAAAATACTGATGAATGGCTCCAGCTGAGGATGGGCCTGATCACTGCATCAAATTTTGCAGCTATCCTGGCTAACAATGGCAAAGCATTCGGAAAGCCAGCCATTGACTATGCCCAGAGAATTGCCATTGAGAAAAAGACTCAAAGATCTATTGACACATACAGCAATGAATGGATGGAAAGGGGCAAAGAGCTGGAGAGTGAGGCACGGGAGCTGTATGAGGGCCTGAATTTCTGTGAGGTCCACCCAGGGGGGATCAGTGTGGCTGGGAGATATGGGGCCAGTGCAGACGGGCAGACAGAGGATAATGGCCTGGTGGAGATCAAATGCGTAAAGTACAACACACATTTTGAACGGCTGCTCAAGGGTGGGTATGATACAAAATATCAGTGGCAGATCCATGGCCAGATGTGGCTCTACGATGTAGAGTATTGCGACTTCATAAGCTACTGCCCGGACTTTCCAGAGGACAAACAGCTGTATGTTTACAGGGTAATGAGAGACCTGAGCCTGGAGGATATCATGATAGAAAGGCTGGAGGAGTTCATCCCTATAGTGGATAAGCACATAGCATTGTTATGAGCAAGTACAGAGGCACATGAAAAACATAGTTTCATTCTCTGGTGGAAAGGACTCAACGGCAATGTTGTTGTTAATGATTGAAAACAACCAGCCATTTGATGAGGTGGTTTATTTTGATGCTGGCACCTGGGAGTTTCCAGAGATGGCCGAACACATCGATAAGGTTGAGAAGTACACAGGTATAAATATCACAAGATTGCACCCTAAAAAGAGTTTTGATTACTGGTTTTCAGAGCATATATTAACCAAAGGGAAGAGAGCAGGAACAGTGGGTTATGGCTTTCCATCTATGACAAGACGGTGGTGTACAAGAGAGAAAATTCGGACCATTAACAATTACATAGGTAAGCATGAAATCGTGTATATCGGCTATGCCTTTGACGAACAGCATAGGGTAAAGAGTGAAGAGATGAAGGCAAAAAAAGCCATTTATCCTCTAATAGATAATGAGATTACAGAAACACAAGCCCTGGCAATGTGCTATGAGCATGGATTTGATTGGGGTGGACTTTATCAACACTTCAAAAGAGTTAGTTGCTGGTGTTGCCCCTTGCAAAGAAAAAGCGAATTGAGAAAACTGTATAACCTACACCCTGAGTTGTGGGAAAGGTTACAGGAAATGCAAGATAAAAGCTGGAATAGTTACAAAATGGACTATACCCGAATTGAGGATTACACAAAAATGTTTGAAGCTGAGAAGTTGCAGTACAAAATACAATGGCAAAGTACAGAGGCATGTTGACCTTTGCCTGCACCAAGTGCAACTGGACCGGACAGTTTCCATACATCAAGGCAATCGAATCAGTTGAGGGGCCGGACATGATCAAGCGTACTACTTACATTGAGTTGTGCCCTCAGTGTAATTCAAAGGTGAAAGTTTTGGAATAATAGTTTGCGTGTTTAAAATATTAAATGTAATTTTGCTTTATGGAAAATAACAAACCTTTCAAACCTGTTAAGGAGTTTGCAATCGAAAAGGGGTTGACCGTTCAGGCGGTTTATCAAGCCATCAAAAGAGGTGCGCTTGAAAGCAAAAAGATTGGTACTTATACATTGGTGAGGGATTAATTTTTTTTGCCTTTACCGTTTTAATATTTTAAAATGGCGAGCGAATTACCTTATTACAGATTCACAGTTTCAGAGTGGTTAAACGGTGATATAAGCATGGAAAATTATGAGGCTAAAGGATTGTTTATTGATGTATGCTCCTGGTATTGGTTTAAAGATTGCGTTGTTACTAAAGCAATGCTAGAAAAGAAATTTGGAAACCATGCTTTATTACAGAGTCTATATGATTCAGAAGTAATAAAGCTAGACGGTGAAAATATATCAATCGAATTTCTTAATGATCAATTTGATTTACTATCAGTAAAACGTAAAGCCAGACAAAAAGCTGGGAGTAAGGGTGGCAAGCAAAAGTCTAGCAATGCTAAAGCAAAGCTAAAGCAAAAGTCTAGCTATAAAGATAATAATAAGGATAAAGATAATAATAAGGATAAAGATAAAGATAAAAAAATAGAGGTGATTTATCCTTTTGATTCAGAAAACTTTAAAAAATGGTGGCTATTGTGGAAGGAATATAAACTCAAAGATCATGGGTTTAAATACAAATCTCACATATCAGAACAGGCAGCAGTTAAAAAACTTTCAGAACTTGCCGATGGCTCAGAGGAAATTGCGGTGAAAATTATTGAACAGTCAATGGCTCAGGGGTGGGTTGGGTTCTTTGGATTGAAAAAAGATAATAAAGTGACCAGTACAACCATAAAAGACAACTTAGATTATTTTGCAAAAAGGAAAGCAGCAGGTGACTATGACTAAAGAACCAAAAAAACTAAAGGATTTATTGCCGGATGTTATAAAGCCCGGAGGTGAAATTGAATCCATTGCGTTGATTAAAAAAGAAAAGATGTCAAGGCAGGAAAAATCTGATGAACTTGTAAAAGTGTTTAATTCACTTAAACCGCCGGAGAAGTTCAAAGCGGTGAATAACCAGATCAGAGGACTTGTGAAAACCCATGATACTGTTATGCTTCCAGGTAGAGTGATTGCAAAAGATGAACCAGAGGTACTTTACATAATGGTGGAGGAATTGTTCAGCTATGCCGGGATGAATGATGCCAATTTTGCTAGGACTGTTACTGATGTTTTGATTGAAACATACGGATGGATGGCATTACAAGACTTTGCACTTTTCTTCCGTAAGATTAAATCAGGGCTATATGGTGAGATATACGGCAAAATGAATGGTATGTGGATAGCAGGTAAAATAAAAAATTTTCAGCAGTCTGTTCAGTATAACATTACTAAGGATCAAGAGGCAGTCCATTTTGAATATAAGCGATTAGATGGGGCCAGAGATTTGGACCATTATTATGATGACGTAATGCCAGAAATCATTGAATGATGATGCAACACGAATATAGTAAAGCCAATTATGCCTATATGCATACTGCAGACAGGCTCAGAGCCATCAGGTTCATACTGGCCATACCTCCGGGGGTGTTCATGCATGTACTGTCATTGCCTGATTATGTATTCACATACATATTTGAGGTGGGCACCATCATGGATCTGCCATGGCTGAGATTTCAGGACAGTGATAGCAGCCAGAGGATTCGGAGGGTACGGACCACAGAGAATCCTGCCACTGCAGGAACGCTATGCAAAGAGTCCCCACTGTTTAAAAGGATTGAGTTTATGCAGACAGTGGCCATATTGTACTGTGAGAATATTGGGCTGGATAAATTTGAGAACCGGCTGCTGGAATATGCCCAGCGTAATGCATTCACTTATAAAAAAATGTTCTAACCATGAAAACAGCTATCAAAATAATTTTAATCTTTATAATATTGGTCCTCCTGCTAATTTGCTGGACTCAACTAAATCAGCTGCTTTTAAAAATTCCTTTAAGTCTTGCAATACTCTTTATTGGTTGGGCTGTTTATGAAATCCAACGTGAAACAACTATGCCTGACCGCTTCGATAATTTTGGAGGTGGCACCTGGGGAGATAAAAATAAACCTAAATAAATGTATTCACCATGAGCAAGGTAAAGAGCAAAATCAAACTATTAAAGGATCCGGTCAGGGGCTGGGTGCTGGTGCCTGTTGATATTAACAATGTAAAAAAACAGGCCATTGAGAAATTTGTCACCTCAGATGCTATCAAAAGCATTGTCCTGGATATGGAGATCAAGGCACCCCATGTGGAAAAAACATTGAGCCAGCTGGGATATCTCCATGCAGCAGTTTTCCCGGTGTTCTATGCTTACTATACATCCCAGGGGCAGCCAGCTGAGACACCTGAGCAAAAGGAGGGGATCCGGGATGATGTGAAATGGGCCATAGGGTTCACACAGGAGAGAATCAGCTGTGTGGTGGATGCTGGTGAGACCAGAGTGGTAGCTGCAGTAAGATCCTTTGCTGATGCCTCCAAAACAGAGACCAGTGAGGCCATTGATTCAATCATCAGGCTGGCTGCTGACTTTGGGATGGTGGTCCCTGGACCTGCTGAATACCTTGAGAAACATGGTGCCAAAGATTTTGAATCATGATAGCAGCTGGAACAATTCTGATGCTACTGATAGCATTTATCTGGTGGTCAGTCCGGAGATTCTGGGAGCCAGCGTCTGGATGTGTTTGGGTTAAGATGCAGACCGATGGACCGGACTGATCCCAGGTATTTGGAGGCAGTGAGCCAGGTGAGGGCTGACCCATGCAGCAGGTTCTGTTTTGTCTCAGGACAGGCAGTGCCAGCAGGAGGAGGAGACCCCCACCATGTGCTCCCTGTCTCCATTTACCCTGAGTATGCATATACCAAAGAGAACATTGTGATAGTGAACCGCATACCACACCACACCCTGGACCAGGGGACAGCCGAGCAGATTGCAAAGCTGCCAAAGATCCACAACCTGCTGGCCAGGATGAGGTCACTGGACCAAAGATATTATGAACAATTCAAAAGCAAATTATTGCCATGGATGCACTTTGCAAATGGATGGGATTAGTTGAGGCTGTCAATTATACCAGGAAACTGGGATGGTTCAAAGAGGTGGGAAATCCAAAGGAGCTGAGGTTTATAGCAAACAAAAAAGAGTGGAATCCTGTTATGAACCCAGAGCATTTCACCGCTTTACTGGAGGTGGCTATCAAAAAAAAGGCTGGGATTTCAGTGGTAAAGATTATCAATCCAGGATCTAAGTTTTATAACATCCAGGCCACCATCACCCTGGATGATGTGATCACCATTGAGCTGGGACAAACTCCTCAACAGGCCATTGTTAATGCATTGTTAAAGCATGTTAATAACAAGGCTGTGGTAGAATTGGATAATTAACTAAACATTAAGAACTTACAATCATGCATGAAATTATTATTGACCATTTACTTCAGGGATATGATTTGCACATGAACACCCTGAGAACCATCAGTGGGTTGCACCATCCGGATGCACAGGACAGGGTGGAGCTCATCCTGATGAAACGACTGCCAGGGCTGAAACGAAAGGGAGGCAATGCTTATGCCAAAGGGCAGGTGTCCTGGGAAACGCTGAGGGATCCCAAAGCCATAGAGTTAGTATTAAGCGATCTCCGGGGCAAGGTGGACAAACATGCACTCATAAACAACAAAAGGAGATGAAAGCCCTAGCAGCTGCCCTGATATTATCAGTGCTATTCCTGGCATTCTTTGTGTTTAAGTTCATCCAGCACAAGCGGAAGTATGACAAAATCTATGAGTCATTCACTATCAAACCGGATCCGGAGAGGATCACCACCCAGACACTGTATGAGCATGGGTTCAGGATCCACGATACCAAGAGCAAGGTTTATGCTGTCCATCCCAATGGGGTCAGCCTGACATTCATTGAGGGCACTGAGTGGAGGGTGGAGATACGACACCTGGGAGGCACATCAAAAGCCACTGCACACTATATGGGCTCACTGGTTGAGATGTGCAAGTACCATAAAAAGCCAATACAAAAACAGAGTGAAACTAAGGATTAAAAAAGCAAGCTATCCCCACCGGGGTGAGCACAGGTGGAACAGGAAAACCAGGTATGGATTCATTTACCTGTGGGGTTATTGCATAACATTGAA